GTAATATTGAATTTTGCTTTTCCAAGAGTTACCCAATCACCTGTTGTTAATCCGTGATTTGAGTTTGTGTTAACTGTTATTTCTCCAGCTGCGTGAGCATATGCGTAATTAGCAACAGAAACATTTGTTGATTCTGCACCTTCAATAATAACATTACCACCACTCACAAAGTTGTGAATTTGATCGTGTGTTACTGTTGGAACTGTAAAAGCATTAGCACTTGTTACAGTTACTTGATATAAACCACCGGCACGTTTCTTACCAACTAAACCTGCGTATGTAAAGTTTCTAATATTGTTTGCGTTATTACATAAAAACATATTTGAAGCATTATTATCTTCAGTTGATCCGACTGATAAAGTTATATCACCACTACCACCTGTATCTGCTGATTTTAAAGTGATTACATCACCAACACTAAATCCTGAACCACCGTTATATGTGTTAACTTCAACTGCTGTATTACCTCTAACAGTTACATTAAATACTGCACCTTGTCCTACACTTGGAACAGTTAGTGTTCCTTCAAGTGTACTGAAATCTATACCTGCTAATTTAATAGCATCACTAGTGGATAATCCGTGAGAACTAGAAGTAGTTATAGTTGCAATACCTGTTGCGTTATCGTAAACTACATTTGATATAGTATAAGATCCGAAAGCAGCGTTAGTAACTGTACCACCTCTAATATATGTATGTACTAAACTTGATGTACCAATGTCAGCAGTAAAACTTGTTGAGTCTGGTGTACTTGCAACAACAAAACTTTTTTCAACTTTACTAGGGTGAAGATATTTGTATTCTCCATCAGTTTTACCTGAAGATGGATTGCTAACCATTTTCATTGTTTTAATTTGTGTACCTGAACCACTTGCAGGAGTAATTTTTGTATTTCTTAAAGTTTCTCCCATTACAGAAATACCACCTCTAATTCTTAAAGGTAAAATTTCTGAATATGTTCCGTTTTTAATTCTTAATATATCTCCTGCAACAGATTTAACATCCATTAATAGAGGAGCAGTAGCATTACCGATTAATGATCCATCAATATATAATTTGTCTCCAGCATTGTGATCGTGTGTACCGTTTTGTATATCTACTGCAACAGTACCACCATTAGTATCTACTCTAAAGAAAGCGTCAGCACCAAGAGCAGGATAAGTTTTTGCACCTACTGAACAAGTGTAATCTATTCCTCTTACTCTAATTAAATCGCCAATAGTTAATCCGTGAACACCTGAAGTTGTGATTGTAACAATACCTGTTGTGTGATCGTAAGGTGCATTTGTAATTGTTAAATTTGTATTATCTGCCTTTTTAATTTGTCCACCAGTAATATAAGTGTGAGTGTAAGTTGAAGTACCTAAAGCAATTTCAAAAGCAGTTGTACTAGTTACTGTACCAACTGTTAATTCTTTGTATGCAACTGCCTTAACATCATTATAAACATTAGCAGTACCACCAGTACCACCAGATACATTTTCTACTTCTCTTACTGAATCTACTTTTGCTCTTGTAGCAGCGTATTGAATTGTTTTGTAAGGTAATGATTCTGAACCTGGGTTACTATCTGAACCACTTGGTGAAACCCATAAAATATTTTTACCTGAAATTCCACTCCATTTAATATCTAAACCATCATTAGTTAAAACACCACCAGGCATTCCTAATGGTAATCTTGCAACACCACCAGAACTTTCGTAAAGAATATCTCCACGAGTAGTTAATACAGCAGCAGTATCTCCTTGTGCAAGAATTGTCCAAACAGTTGCGTCTGAACCAGGAGTTACATCTACTTGTCTGTCTTTTAATTGAATGTATGAGTTTGCTGAATATCTAACAACATCGCCAACATAATAAGTTGTAGCGGCGTCATATGTACCTCTCCATTTAAATCCTTCTACAACTATTTTCCAATAAGTTGCATTAACTGTACCGTCAGCGTCTGATGGATATTGGTTTGTAGAAGATAAAATACAAACATATGAATTACCACCGTATTGAACTGTGTCTCCAGTTTTGTATGATGTTCCGTGAACGTAAACACCAGTTGCATTGAAACCAGTAGTTACTACATCCCAATAAGTATTGTCGGCAGGTGTATGACCTGCACCTTCTTCAGCATTAATAAACACATAAGAATATCCACCGTAAGTTACAACATCACCTTTTGAGTAAACTGTACCTGCGTTGTATGAATCTTCAAATTGTAATCCTTCAGAATAAATTGTAAAGTTTGCCTGTGCAAAATCATCAGCAGTAGCGCCTGAAGTGTGAGCAGTTATACATCTATATTGGTAAGAACCAAATTTTACAACGTCATCTAATCTGTAATAAGTTGTTGCAGCCCAATCATCTAAAAATGCTACACCTTCACTATAAAGTGAAAAGTTTGCTAAATCTATATTAATATCTCCGCCAGCAGCTGATGTATGTTCAGTTGTGACTCTGTATGTTCTTCCCCCATATTTAACTAGGTCGTTTAATCTGTATTGAGTTGAAGAAGCGTAATCACCTCTAAAAGTGATACCGTCTGAATATTGTTCAAAGTTTGATTGATCTAAAACTGCACTTGAAGATGTGTGAGCAGTTGTAACTCGGTATTGTTTACCACCATAAGATACTAGGTCGTTTAATTTGTACCAAGTTGAATTTGCATAGGCACCTTTAAAGTAAAGTGATTCACCGTGTAGTTGCCAGTTTGTAGTGTAAGTTGCTGGAGTAGTATAAAAAATGTTTTCGTTATTTGGTGAAGTATGATTTGCTATACAAACATATGAATTACCACCGTACTTAACTATGTCGTCAATTACATAACCTGTACTAATTGCCCAATCACCTCTCCATTTAAATTTAAGTCGTCCTAGTTTAAAATCTGCCATTTGTTTCCCTAATTATTCATTTCTATACTGCACTTTGGTAAGTTGTAGTAGATGAACTCGCCGTTGTGTCTTCAAAAGTATCAAAATCGTCTGAACCTTCAGCGTTTCTTGTTACTCCTGCGTTTGATCGTTTTACTAAATCTCCACTAGTATTATTTATAAGAAAAGTAGTGGTAGGATTTACTGAAAAATTAATTTGTTGAAATCTATCACTATCATTATTGAAGTATCTTTTTTTAACTTGTCCTACTACGATACTCAATCCAGTCCTTGGTATTAATGTAAATGTAACTACTGTATTATTAACTAATCTAAAGTCAGAAAATGGTACTTGTTGAACACCGTCTAAAAATACTGCAATCCTTGACTCATTTAACACAGGTGTTCCTATTGTAAATTCAAATGCCGTACCGTCTGAAGTAAAATAGTTTACATCAAACATCTCTAGTCTTTCATCTACGTAATCTGTTTCTGATCTTCCAACAAAATCAGACTTACCATCTTCATAAAATTTTGATACTTCAATAGTTTCATTACCCTTGTTAGGGTTTACTGAAGTTAAGTATAACATACCATCTTTTGTTCGTCTAATTCCGTTAAAAGATTTCTGTTTTACTGAAGCAGCGGGTGTGTGATCTACTAGATATGCCATTTTCTCTATTTATATTTTTACGTTAATTCAAGGATACTTGCGTATGCCTCAACATCTACTGAAGACGAATCAGGAGATGGATCAGCGGTTACTCTAACAATATCGTTGTTCTCTAAATTAACTGGTTTGTCTAAAGTTAATGTATTGTTTGGTGGAACTTCTAAACTTCTACCTATATGATAAAAAGTAGAACCACCATCAGTTGTAACTTTTACATTTACGGTAGCACTAGCAGTTTCACTTTTATTTGAAATATATAATGCGTGAATTACAGCAGTTGAACTTGCACCAGCGGCAAATAAATTGCCAGCAGATGTATCCACAACTGGAACTGTTATTCCTGCATTTTTAAATGTACTTGCCATAATTAACTACCGAATACTATTGAGAATGCTAATGAATCTCCTAACATTGCTACATCTCCACTTGCGTCAGGAAAAGTTATTACTCTATCTCCTGTAGGTTCTGCAACTGTTAAAGTTGTTTCGTATGCGTTTTCCTGATAACCTTCAAAAACTAAATTTGCACCGTTTAAAGTAATATCATTATCTGTTACGGCACCACCGTCTGTAACTGTTTGTAAAGATACAGCACCTGCACCACCAACTTCTTTAACAACATTACCAGATGTTTTAGTATATAACTTACCATCGGTAACATTCATTGCTAATTCGTGTACTGCTAAAGCAGAAGCACCTGGAATTTGATTTGGAGTTTCTGATCTTTTTATCTTAATAACTGTTCCCACTAGAAGTTTCCTCCGTCAACAGTTACGATTTCAACTTCACCTGAAGTTACTTGAAAATTATCTGATTTAAAACTAGCAACACCTTTGTTTGAAGTTGTAGCGTCTTCTCCTTCAATTTTAATTGTGTCAGCACTTGCAATAGTATTAATTCCTTCACCAGCAAGAAACTGTAAAGTTCCTTCTAAAGCAACTTGACCTTGCGTTGAAGTTTCATCTTTAAAAAATATTGTAGGGTTTGCTAATTTACTAGTTGTTATTGTGTTGTTTGCAATCATAGAATCAACAACACCTAATGCCTTAACTCTTAATGCGTCTGAATTAACTTCAATTGAAGAATTGTCAACTTCAACATCTAATTGATTACCGTCTTTTGACATAGCAGCACCAGCAGTAATTTGACCTGCACCAGAAAATTGAGATACATCTAAATTAGTTGTTCCAAAAGTAGGAGCACCTGTATGTGTAAATGTATAACCATTGTTAGCATTTAAAACACCTTCTTCAACAAATACGAAAGCACCACCTGATAATTCAGCAGGTTGATCTTCTGGAGTTGCTCTTGTTAATACCCAATTAGAAGAAGCACCACCAACACTTGTAACCGTGTAAATACCGTTTTGTGTACGAGTTGTTTGATCTTTAACTAAAATTCTATTTCCTAAATTTGCAGCCGTACTATCTAAAACTAATACTGCTTGAGTACCTGAATTAGTTAGTGTTGCACCAACACCAGCAGAACCATTTGAATAAGTTGCTGTTAAGTTTTCTGTTGTTGCAAGTACACAAGATGGTTTAGTATCTAAACCTTGAGCAACTTGGTCAACATACATTTTGTTTGCAAGTGAATTATCTGTAAAACCTGCTCTATCTTCATAACCTGATGGTACTGTAACTGTACCTGTACCGTGAGGTGTTAAATCTATATCTTTATTACCTGCTGTTGTAGTAATTGTTTGACCGTTAATTGTAATATCATCTACAACTAAAGAAGTTAGTCCTTCTATATCTGTTGTAGTTGCACCTAAAGTTAATACTGAACTACCTAAAGTAGTTGTAGGATTTTCTAAATTAGCATTTGAAATAGCAGCAGAACCTGATAAGTTAGCGTTTGTTAATGTGTTCGCCTGAATTTCTACATTGTTGTCAGTAACTTCCGTATCTAAACCAGCTGCACCAGAAAAAGTTAATGTTTCTGAAGTGTTGTATTGATCTGTTCCTGTATCACCTGCTAAATTTATAAATTGATTAACAGTTGTAAAATCTAAATTTCCTGATCCATCAGTTTTTAAGAACTGACCAGCAGTACCGTCGCCGTCAGGTAAAACAAAAGTTTTACTACCTGTTACTGCGTTAGGAGCTCTTAAACCAATAAAGTTTGTACCGTTGTTAGTACCTTCGTTAAATCTTATTTCACCACCTTCAGTTAAGTGGTTACCTACATTTATTGTATCTATTGCTAAGTTAGCGTCTGCTGTAAGTGCTGAACTACCTGTTAGTGTACCGTGTACGTGATCTAACATAGCAGTAAAATACTCACCTCCAATTACTGATACATTGTTTGCGTCACCATTACTATCAACGCCACCTTCACCTATAAAAATTCTATCTCCAAGATTACCTTGGGTACCTGTTCCGTATGTATATGCTAATTCACCTAGTTTAAGTGATCCTGGTGCTGAAGTTGATGAACTTCTTTTAATCTGTATTACTGTTGCCATATTTACTCTCTAAAATGTTCCGCCGTTAAATGTTAAAGTTCCAGTAGTAGTAACAATTTCGTTTCTACTTACGAACTTACCATCACTGGCTCTGTATTGCAATAATGCACCATCATCTAAAGAAGTAACATCAACATCACCTAATAATTTTAATGAAAGAGAACTGTTTTGAAGTGAAGTACCTGAAGGCAGGGTTACTGAAACTTTTTTGGGTCCGCTTCCAGTAGAAGCATTAATCTTTGCTGTAATACTTGCCATAAACCTCTCTCTTTGTTATATTTATAATACTTTTATTATGTAGTTACATTGGGTCTTACAGTAATTAAACCCTCAATTACTCTAGTTACTGTACCAGTAGAGGTTTGTGTAATCTCTACATCATAGACATATCTTTCAGCGTCTAAAGCTGCCGTTTGAGTTGCCGTCATTTCTAAAGCAACTACTCCCGAAGCAGCGTCTGTGGCAATTACTGAAGTCAAGTTTGTTCTTGTTCTTGTTGACGCATAACCTTTTGCCATTTTGGCTTGTGTCGTATAACCAGTTAGGTCAAATGCGTTGCCGTTTGCGTCTTTTACAGTTACATCTGAACTGAAATTAGCACCTTGATCTATTATTAAATTAGCTATTGCTGCCATTATCTTCTATGTCTTTTATTGGTTGAACTTTCTCTTTTTCCATCAATTCTAAAATTTTCTTATTATAGTATTCTGTCAAAACTTGAATTTTTTCCAACTCAACATTGTGTCTTACTTTTGACGCCTCAATCTCTTGTCTAGCTACGATTTTATTTCGTAATTCTATGCTAAAAGTTGTTTCGTCATATGTCTTTCCGTCTATTGCTAAAGCCATTATATACTCCTTTGTTATAATATATAGGTATATTTATAAGTGATTTTTAATGTGTTGAACATCATCTTTGAAAGTAATTTGAAGACTATATCGCCATTCTGGTGTCTGATTAAAACATCTATGAAACACAGAAGCGTCTGTGATTATTGATCTTTTATCGTATATATGTTTTTCCGTAATTGTCTTTTTATCTTCTTTGTAATACTCTAGTCTTGTTTCTTCTTTGTAATTACGAGGACTTAATAAAGTCATCAATACGGTTCTTCTATACTCTTTTGGTTTTGTGTAAGTGTCTATATGTATGTGCATATCTTCCCAAGGTGGCAATCGCATTACAAAAATTGCGTCAGGTTCTTTAATTCTTTCAGTTACAATTTTCTTTGCTTTTAAAATAGGATCATCTACTATAAGTCTACCTGAATAATCAGTTATAAATTCATAAGGTTGATTTTTACCAGAATTGTGAGATGTATGATTTAACCATTCACCTCTCTTTGCACTTTCTAACATTTGATCTTTATGTTCGTCTGTAAATTCTATATCTGTAGGAATAATATACATTAAGATATTGCTATTCTGTGTAGCACTCTTTCTTTCATATTTTCAAATGGCCATCTTTTATGAATTGTTAACGATTGTTCACTAATTACAACATCACCATCTTCCCAATGATGATCGTATCTATACTTATCTTGTAAGATATGATTTTTTAAATATTCAAATAAGTCTTTTGATATACCTTCCATTATCTGATTAAATGGAAAGAATAATCCCTTGTGTCCGTACTCGTTAGTATAAACTAAACTTTGAACACAATCTTTATTGTGATGTTCGTTAAAAGTAGACTCATTTGAATATTTGCCTTTACTATAACCACAAGTAAATTTTACATTAGCACATTCTTCTTTTTTACTTTGAGGTAGGTCCTCATATGATTTCTTATTATTAATCCAACTAGTTACACTTCCTTTACTACCTTTTTTAGCATATAACCATATAATAGGTTGTCTTTGAAGATTACTAGGTTTATTAACGTGCCAATCTAAAACTTCTTTATGTCCAAATAATGCACCCTCGGTAACATTTAAAATTCCTGGCAACTCTCCTTTAAATTGTTTATGTAATTTTAATTCTCTTTCAGTTTCAGGCATTGTTACTTTACCAATTGATTTTGCTAATTTTAATTCTTCTTCAGCAGTAACTTGTCCTATTTTACGAACACAAACTAACTCTTTAAAGACTTGTGATTTTGTTAAGTTAATACTCATTACGATATCACCTTATATAATAATTTTGTTATACTATTCCAAGTTTTAGGTAAATTAAAAACAACCATATCACAATTATGTTTCCACGCTGATAGTCTGTGTAGTTTTGCTGTATTAACATAATATAAACTATTTGGTTCAAATTTTCTAATTCTACCATCTAGTTCCCATTCTAATTTATGAGAAGCGTCACCTATAAATGCAACCAATCTAATTGTATCTCTATGTAATAACCAATGATCTCTATGATATGGATAATGTCCACCTGCATTTAATTTAATTAAGAAACATCTTCACCAATCACCAAAATAATCAAAAATTTCTTTACAACAAGTTAATTTATCTTTTGCTTCTGTAGGAAATTTAAATTCAGATTCATTAGGAATATAACCTAACTTAGCATAAATTTGAGATAGACCAGTTGGTTCTGTAGGTTTATCGCCTTTTAGTCCATATAAAAGAATACTCTCTCTATCATTAAGAATTCCTTTTTTAGGTTGAAAAGGTCTATACCAATGTTCCATATTCTTTTCATCTTCTACAAATTTATTATAATCAATATCAAATTTTAATTTTTCCCAATCTCCAATCATAGATAATTGTAATTCACATTTAAGACTTTCTTCAGAAACTTCTAAATCGCATTTTGATTTAAATTTATCAAAAGAATATTTTAAACCTTTTTCATCAGCAAAATATAAATCTCTATCATCATTTTTCATTTTTAAATCCTTCTAATTTCCACAAATGTCTTTTACCATATTTAGTTGATTCTCTTGTATGATTAGTTACCATATTATTAGCAAGAAGAAGGTCTCCTTTTTCCCAAGTATGATAGTATATTCTTTCGGGTTGATATATTAAACTTTCTATTTGTTTTTTTTCTTCAATAGGTAATTCAGTATATGCTTCACAGTAAAATACATACTCACCTCTTTTATCTTTTTGTATTAAATCGTGTTCTACATTTCTATGTTGTCTTCTAAACCATCTTCTTTCTGCTTCTGATTTAAACCTATAACCGTATTTTTGACTACTTGTAAATCTATCCATATCTACTGATACTTTTTTATTTGGTATAGGACATTTTATTCTAGTGTCAACGTACATTGTACGACCTACATCACCTTCTATTTCTAAAGCATATAAGGTAGTTAAATTTACAGGTGTTGAAGTATAACCTTTATCTATGTGCCACTCTAAATCAGTATTGCCATATAACTCGTGGCTGTTTTCTTCCATTGAAACATCTACAAATATTTTATCCATAGGATATTGTGGAGAAATATCGTAATATTGTGTTATGTAATTTAAAATTTTAAGTTGAGATGGAGGTGTATTTTTAATGACAATTAAATCTGTATCATTATCTAATAAAGGTTTTAAATCTTTATTTTTCCAATCTTGTATTGTATATTTCATCATTTA